CCCCCTTTTCAACGGCGCTGGCAAATTCGCCGTATTGACTATTATGCCATCCTATATCAGTCATCCGTGGCCTTTATATCGATTCATATTAGTCAAATATTTGCCAAAACTTTACTTTCAGTTTAGTTTTTCAGTGTATTTTCTTTTTGTGTATGTACGTTGTATTTTCTATGTAAGCGTTTGTCGCGAGTGTTGAAAATTCTCTACAATTACAATGTGTGAAAATTTGAATTATGCTTTATAACTCTACCCTGTATTGTTTATCTAAGTAGTTTCGGTTGAATCTAAATTGGTGAATTTCGTAGATCATGACCAAGCATTTTCTCTGACCCTATGTATGTTAAATTTACGCAGGTTAAAAGTTATTTTAGTGTTTTTCGAGTGAGTATCAGTTGTGTTGATGAGGCTTCAAATTTTCGGTTTTGACTTGACACGTGAAAACCCATTATTTGATTCTAAGTGCTTAACTGAATTCTAGGCTCTGTACGATTGCTTGTTAAATCCATGCTGTCAACATGTGCTACGCGGCTGTAGCGGTACAATTTCCTAGTGTAAAGAATGGCTGGTTAGAACAGTCCCCCTCCTAAAGGGAACCTCCCTGGTCGCCGGAGTATGTAAATGCGACAAATGTCTAGACGACAAGTTTCTTTTTCTACGTATCACTATGAACACATTCAAACAAAACAAAAATGAACGAGTTGCGAAGGATTTTGAGGAGTACATTGCTGGAGGTGGAAGAATTATGTATGATGGATGGAGATTATATTCTCATGGTGATCCATTGGAGTTACATTATTCTCCCCCTACAGATATGAGACCACGACGCAAAATATCTTATGTTGTGGCTCGAAGAAGGTATGACGACAAACATGAACAAGCAGAGGCGAAGTTTGTCGATTGGTGTGAGCAGAGAAGAGCACTTTATGCTAAGTATGGTAACAACGAATTTCAGAAAGCATGTGTTACCATGAAACTTTCACGTCAACGAAAGCAGAAGATGTTAGACTGGCTAGAAGCTACAAGAACTATAAGAGACGGTAAGTTTTGGTCTATGTCAGGAGAGCCAGTTGTTGTTGGTCAAGATCTTGTTGGTAATCAAAGAATGCGAGTTGCACAAGCTCTTGAAGAAGAAGAACCGTGGTGGGAAGTTTTATACACTAAAGCGCATAACATAGTTCAAAACAAGAAACGAATGTTAGGAATGGGCCCTTTTCAACATTACCATTCCTTTCCGGAAGATCGGTTTAAGAAAGCTGTTATGTCAATGCTTAACGTAACGCCAGTGGAGAGAAAGATTAAGAACGCAGCGAGAACTTTCAAACAGTGGTTTGATTCTGAAGAATTGTGGAATGATGCCATGCTTACAGAAAGAATTGAGGGAACACCAGCAGAAGTGTTTGCTAAACTACAGTATTTTTGGAAGAATCGTGATGTCAGACACAAGTATAGATCTAACGGTGAAATAGCAGTTGTGTGGTGTTGTGTTTTCTCAATTCTTGAATTGAAGTTGGCTCAATCTACAGAGGAGCAGGATCAGGAGTCGGAAGAAATGGAAGAAAATGTTACATTTTCAGATGAAAGAGAGGTCATCCAGGATGAAGTTTTGTTAACACAGCAGGTTTTGGTGGATCAAAAAGAGTCAATTTCTGAGGAAGAGTGGCACATAAGGAATGTTTTCAACAAACCATACAAGTATAAGACATTCCAGTGGAGAACGAGTGATAAAACTTTGTCCATTTTAGGTGATGGTCCGTGGGATGTGCCCTTTGGCATGATGATGGGAGCACCTGTTAATTTGTGTCAGAGGTTTACCTACATAAAAACCGGAGTTAGAATTCGAGCACAAGTTAATGGAACAAAGTTTCACAGTGGACGAGCGTTGTTGTATTTCATTCCGACTTATGATGACGTGACTTTTGATGATGAGATAACACCCAGGACGAACTTTCCCGCTTTTCCAAGTGTGTGGTTGGATGCATCAGTAGGGAACAGCGCTACTTTAGATATTCCATTTGTACATGGAAATACCTATTTTAGCTTGTTTAGTCAGAAAGCAACAGGAAAAACGTGGCAAACATTAGGTAGAGTTGGGTTTTTGAATTATGCACCTTTGATGGCTACGAGCAATGCATGTGAAGATATTTCAGTTACTATCTGGGTTTCATTTCCAAATGCTCAGCTTCATGGACCTACATATATGCATGATTTTGTTGTACCTAGACCAGATATTCAAATTCCAGTTAATGTTACATATGAAGATGACAAATTTAGTGTTGTACCATATCCAGATAATTTTGCAATAGACAAATACAGAGAAGCCCAGATGATGGAGGCAGTTATTGGAGAAGCAGTTGGAAAGGCAGCTTTGAGTGGATTAACATCTGTAGCAGGAAGTATGCCCAATTTTGATCAACCTATTAATCCATTGGAGTCAGGCACCATCAAACAGCGAAGTGTGTTAGGTTTACCACATGGTAGTGGTTTATACCAAGGAGAAAGACTGTCTTTGTATCCAGGAGAGCAAACACCATCTGGTTCAGCCAGTGTGGGAGCATCAAGTAAGGACATGGATTTAAGAGCTTTGTGTAAAATGCCAAGTGAAGTGTGTAGATTTAAGATCACTAAGGATACTGCAGTTGGAAAGATGACGGCATTCTTGGTTTCTCCATGTGTGTATGTCAATTCAGATTGGAATAAAGATGAACAAACATATAATTTTCACGCTACACATTTAGCCTATAATTGTAGACCATTCAAATATTGGCAGGGAACATTAATTTATGACGGTGTTATAATTGCATCAAATCATCATACATGTAGGATAGGAGTATCATTTTTTCCCGATCATTCTTGGACAGAAAACACGGAATTGCAACAACAAGGAAACCTCAAGGTTATTGATTTGCAAGAGGAGCGAGAGTTTTCCTTTTCCGTGCCCTACGTTGCAGACAGAGAGTGGATGAGGTGCGATTCCTTTATGGAAAAGCATGATATCATCAGGTTAGGTTACCACGCTACAGGGATGTTGTATTTTAATCTCATGAACAAGTTGTGTTGTCCAGATACTGTTCCGCCTGAAATTACAGTAATAGTTTTTATTAGAGCAGGACCAGATTTTAGATTGGCGGTTGTTGGTGACTTAGCAGGATTAGAATCTCCTTTTGGCAAGTATGAAAGCAAGACGGTTAGGAGAAATGACAGGGCATTTGTGCCAAAGGAGAGAAAAGGTGTGAAGGATGAGACGCAGGAGTCAGTTAAAGAGCTTAAGGAAGCTTTTGAAAACCACAAGCATGAAGTCATTCACTCTAGTCATCACCATGATGTTAACATCGTTGTGCCAGCACAAGCCATTATGAAGGCTACCCAGAGAGAGGAAGATGTGTTCGTTGAAGGGAAGACAGCTATGGCGACTTTTGGCCCTATTCGATCAGGAGACACAGTTCCACGTGTTAAGGCTTGTTGTAGTTTGCCTATGAAAGAGCCTTATGAAGGACGCTTATGCAGAGAGGCTCAAGCAAAAACAGAGACAGCAGGAGTTTCAACAAAAACAGATAAGATCAGTGCAGGAGACACCAAATCTGATCCCAAGGCTTCAAAAGCTAAGCCAGCATCTTCAAAGAAGGATACTACTCAAACAGGAGTGTCCAGAAGGATGGAGACTAGAGTTGCGCCAATGATGAAAGGTGGAGAGATGTGTGCATCAAGTAGCATGTTGTCTGAGGATTTCATGAATCTCAAAACATTGTTGCGAAGGAAGTGTCCCTTGTTTATCCATACTAATTCAGAGAACAAAGATAACCAAATCTACTATTGGGTAAATACACCATGTTTGGGATTCACTAGTGGTATTATGATTGACCGAAGGAAGAAGGATTACCAAGTTGGATTGGCCACAAACCGAACCCTCTTGGCGCACTTTGGATGCGAATTTGTGTTTTGGAGTGGTTCAATTAGATATACCATGGTGTTCTCACACGGAACAGAAGGAAGAACATGGTTTGTTTTTCATTTGCCAGGTAATGCAGTTAAGAAAGACAACTGGACCGAACAGGAGATCGATGAGGGATATCTTAACGCTACTGCATATTATGCTTCAATGTTACAATATGGAACTCAAATAGCAGTGACACAAACATCAAATTCACTTGAATTTGAGATTCCCTTTTACACTCCATACAAAGTGTTAAGGTGCAATAATGATATGCAGGAAACGCCCCGGACGTGTACAGGAACTGTGTATGTTATGTGTTTTGGAAAACCTCTTGCAAATGAGTGTGTTACTCTTTTTCATTCAGCAGGCGATGATTTTGAATATATCATGCCTAGAGCGGCACCTAAGGTTGGTGTTCCTAACATAATTTATACCGGAGGAGCTAGTCCAGCAGAGCATTTGAAGGGAGATCGCGAGGAACCAGGAGATTTTGAATTGTGGTATAATCACAAGTTTCCTATTAATCATCCTGAATTGACAACAGAGGAACATCGAGATGAGGCTAAGAAAAACATCCCGGAGTACACAGTTGCGGTGAAGAGTTTGGAGAGAGACTATTCTAAATCACGGAAAGCTCAGATGATGACCAGTATTGCAACAGGAGTGACAGCAGCAATGCAGGTTGGAACATCCATTTATACCGGATACAAAGTTTCCAATTGCATAGATAGTGTACAGCAAGCATTGAACAGTGAAAGATCTGATAAGCTTGTGAATGATGCAGGCAGAGTTGTTGAGAACTTGGCCAATGTGACTGAGAAAGTGGCTAATGACACAAATGTTGGACGAGTTACTGAAGGAGCAGCTCATTTGTTGCAAACTGCCAGTGGAGTAGCTAGGAACATAGCATCAAGTACGGATGCTGCACAGAAGGCTAATGAAGCCGGATATTCGTGGTCAAGCATAGCAGACACGATCATAATTTTGGGATCAATTTTCAGCGTGTTGGATCCCAATGCCACTCTTATGGTTAGAGTTGTGGCTGGAGTTACCCTAATTAAGAACATATTGGGTAAACTTGCAGATACTATCACTTTCAACCTCCAAGAATGGGTGACTTCACTTTTTCCGAGAGAAGTTGCAGAAGGAAGGCAAGCACAGGGAGCAGAAGATGGCCCAGGTGCACTTGTTGGCTGTTTGGTTACAGCTTGTAGTTGCCTATTCTTTGGAGGAAAACCTAGTGGTAAGGAAGGACAAGATCTGTGGCAATTTTGGTCAAATAGGTTGAGAACTTTCAACTTTGGAGTGTTGGCCATGTCTAACGTGAGGAAGCTGTGGGATATGATTGTGGACGCATTTGAAAACGTGAAGAATTGGTGGCTTAAGATTGACAAACCTGAGGTTTTTGCTAAAATATCACTGATTCAGGACATGGAGCACATCGAACATTGGGCTACCTTTTTGGATGAGATGGATGTGGAGACTGTGTGTGCTAGGTGCAATTGGGACATGCAATATAAGTATGAGGTTTGGAAATGCAGAGATTTCTTTGACAAGTTACAATCTCATATGTTTGGTAAGGCTTTTAATGGAACAGAAGGATCTTTAATTAAGGATTATATTCGTAAAGCAATAGAAGTTTCAGAGTTAGTTAAAAATTGTAAATTAAAATTGGAATTTAGAGTTGATCCATTCTGTGTTGCCTTGTGGGGACCATCATCAATAGGAAAGTCAGCAGCAATAACAGCGTTGGGCTATGATGTGTGTGATGCCATGGATTATCCCATGTACAACAGGTGGTGCCCAGTCAATAATGCAGAACAATTCATGACAGAAAATTATGACAACCAAACCTGTATTTATATGGATGATTTTGGTACAATTTCAGGACAGATAGGTGAGGCCCAGTATGCCCAATTTATGAATTTCAAATCTAATTGTGCTTTTCCCCTAAATATGGCTTTTAAGAAAGGAAAATATTTTACCTCCCATTTCATTTATCAAACAACAAATATTCCATACCCCAAGCCTAACTGTGTTGCCCATTTACCAGCTTTGTTGAGAAGAAGAGATATTTTGCTTGAGGCAATACATGTTCCGGGAAGAATCATGGAACCCGGTAATTTCAATCATATGAATTTCAGAGTGTGTGATCCAGCAAATGAGCAGGCAGAACCAAGTGGCTGGATGAGTTATGAGCAGACCAGGAGCTATGTTATCCAAGCAGCGACTATTCACCATGCAAATCAAGCTAAGCTTATGTTTGCATCCCTTGAGAGAGCTCGGTACCCGATTGATGACTTTTACAGACAAGAGGTTGCTAGGTTTGATGAGTTGAGGAGAGGTCAGTTGGGTTTGCCACCAGCACAGGAGAGAACGTTAAGAACCCACGCTAGTGCTGAAGATGAGGATGACTTTGATGATGACTTTGAGGAAGCTGAAGGCGAGGGAATGCAGGAAGGTGATGCCCGAATGGCAACAGCCAGGGAGCTAGGAGAAGACAATCTCTTAGATAACACAGATGAAGTTGGCTTAGAGGGATTGATGAGAGAACCACCAGTGCCAGCCCCTAGAAAATCAAAACCTAAGGTTGAAATGGCTGGCCAAAGAGATCATATGCCAATACCAGCAGCAGATGTAGCATTTGATTTTGAAGGAGCATTTTTGTTGTTTAAAGATCACAAAGAACTCAATGATCTTGTTGAGCCATGCATTTGGAGGTACTTGAGAGGAGCCAACAGGTGTTTCTACTGGGACGTTGACGGATTCAAGAAGGATTTGGAGTGTTTTCAGTGGTGTGCCAAGAATAGACTGCATGAATCTAACCCTGCAAATTTGAGAGAAATCATACTTGATAGATGGTTGGAAGAGGCTAAGTTTGTGAGTAGGGTTTCCTATGGCATGGAGCTGTATGATTTCATTATGAGACACCGAAGAGTAGGAGAAACGTGTTGCGTGCAGTACCTTGATGTTGCAGCTATAAAGCGCTTGAGAGGTTTGGAAGTTGCATTTGATGATGTGTGGAAGTGGATCACGCTCGAGGTTGAAGGATGGACAATCCGCGAGGATGCCCCTGAATATTTCAAAAGAGAGTGGGAATCAATGAAGAGAGCTTACTACGCAGCCAATGGACATGAATTGGAGTACGGGCTGTCGCAGCATTCTTGGTTTAGACCCAGAACTTATTCCGAGAATATGTTGCGAGGACTATCTTGGGTTGTCTCAACACCAACATTCACATTCAACAATCTTTCAAAACTTGTGAATGGCAAAATCCAGGATGTCAAGGACAAGGTGCAAGAAATGAGAGAGGATCGACGATCATGGTGGGAGTGGCTAAAGGCAGGAGCAAATGAAGCGCTCTACCAGTGTGGAAAGTTCATGAGGATTGAGTGGGTGCGGAACATCTTGACCATCGGAGGAATGATGTTAACAGCATTCTTTATGTCATATGGTCTTTTGTGGGCTATGGAGACTTCGATGCATTGGAGCATGTGTCCTGCGGTGAGAGCCAGAGGATTCAGGTGTGGATATTGTGGAAAGTGGCCAGATACCCCAAACAACATGGCCTTGGAAGCATGGAGAACCTTGAAAGGAGACGCACCTTATGAGCCAGGATATGTCATGACGGTGTATGAAGAACAGGCCTTGAGAGACTTGAAGTTGTCTAAGCTACCATCAGGATATGAGGAAAGAGGTTTACCCCCAGCAGCAACAAGAGAAGCTCATATGTTGGGTACTGAGGAAAATGTGAAGGAAGCCCAAGCTAAAGCTTACTCAGCAGGAGAAGGAACGAAAGTTGCGAAGGCTGTGCACAGGACAAGTCACATGATGATGAGTGATCCAAACGCAGAAAATCTTGCATACGTTAATATGAGGGATGCCACATACCTTCTGAGAGTTCACGGAACCAACGGCAAAATTTTCACAGTAAATGCAATAGCTATAGGTGGACGTAAATTACTGACTGTCTCACACGTTTTTAAGCATTATGAGGCAGGATCATATCTTTCAATAGACGTAACTGGATCAGGATTTGTTAAGTTTCAATTAGAACCAGATGCGCTTTTTCTAGATAAAACCAAAGATGTTGCAATAATCAGTATGCCAAAAGGATTTTTCCGATTACATAAAAGTAAGTTAAACAGTTTTATAGCAGAAAAAGATGTGGAGCTTGTGTACAGGAATCCTGTAGCTTTGGCTATTGTTGAGCCCAATGCAGGAGGATGGACAGTGTTGCGAGGAGAGTGCGAACCAGTGTTGCATGTCGACTATTACACTGCTGATGGAGAGCAGTATGTTCAGCAGAAAGGTTGGGAATATAATATTCCTACGAAGGTTGGGATGTGTGGAGCGTCAGTGATTGTGCACAACACAAGGATACCAGGAAAGATCTTAGGAGTGCACGTGTGTGGTGATGCGCAGAGTGGGTATGCCAGTGTGATAACAAAAGAGTATTTAACCCCTCATCTGGAAGGTGAACCAAAGAATGGTATACCATTCCCTGAAGCAGCTGATAAAACAGCACAGTGTAAGATAATTCCAGAGGGTTATATTTCTTTCGTTGGAGCGTTGCCCAAGGAGATGCGGAGAAGACAGCCAAGTAAAACTAGCTTAATAAAAACACCAATATTTGACATGATTGAGCCACATCAAACAGAACCATCAGTTTTAACATCTAACGACCCCAGACTTGAAGTACCAATCTACCCATTAAAGAAAGGACTTTTAAAACTAGCGAATCAACCAGTAACTTTCCCCCAGGAAGTGATGAGTGCGGTGAGAGAGAGCATACAAATGGAGTTTGAAATGCTTGACCCAGTTCGGAAGCCACAACTTTTGAATGAAGAAGAGATAGTTGTGGGGAATGAGAGGTTTGAGGGCCTTGAAGGAATGGATTTATCCACTTCACCAGGATTTCCATATGTGTTGAGTAGACCCCATGGAGAGAAAGGCAAGGAATATTTATTCCGAGAAGGGTGGGCTGAAGAAGTTAAGGAAAAATATGCTCACAGGAAAGCAGAGGCCATGAAGGGTGAGAGAGTGGAGTCCGTGTGGATGGATTGTCTAAAGGATGAGAAGAGACCAATTGAGAAGATCAAGGCAGGAAAGACAAGAATATTTTGCATACCACCAGTTGATTACACCATGTTGTGCAGAGAGTACACCCTTGATTGGAGTGCAGCAGTGAAGAATTCCAGAGATAAGATAGCTTGTCAGGTGGGAATTGATGTGATGTCTTTGGAGTGGAATGCGTTGAGGAACCGAATGTGCAAGTTCACAGACAAGTTCGTTGCAGGAGATTTCGAGTGTTACGATGGGATGTTGTGTGGACCAATCATCCAAGTTGTGAATGAGGAGATCAACAAGTTTTACGGAGACAGTCCTGATTCGGCTAATGCTAATGTGAGAAACACTTTGACAGATGAGTTTGTTTTCACAGTTTCTAGTGCAGATGGAGAACTGTACCTGACTTACCAAGGTAACCCTTCGGGTCACCCTTTAACAGCGCCTAAAAATTCTTTTGGTAACTTGGGGTACATGACGGGATGCTTTGTTGGTCTCGCGTTGCGCAGGGGGTTGAAGCATTTGGCTAACGCGACGGCTTTTAGAAAGTTTGTCCGGCTTATTGCTTATGGAGATGATAACCTCCTCGGAATTCACAATGAGGTGATTGATTGGTTTAACCAAATAACCATATCGGAGTGGTTTGCTGAGCATGGAATCAACTATACAACAGCAGACAAAAGAGAGTGTGTGGAGCCGTACATCACATTCGACGAGTGTTCTTTTTTGAAGAACAAATGGGGCATGAGTGAAGACGTGCCTAACATCTACGTGCCACTAATGAGTAAGACTACCATCTATGAGCTTACTAATTGGATGCACAACCAGCCTGATTCAATGGAGCAGTTGAAGGTGAATTTGGAGGATGCTCTACGCTTTGCGTATTTTTATGGTAGAGCGTTTTACGATGATTTGAGGACGAGAGTAGCTAAAGCATTGCGCAAACAAAATCTTAACATCGAATTACCCACGTATTCTTTTTACAGTGCGTGGTTTATGGATAAAATTAATGCTTAATTCATTCAATTTTACAAAACAAAAAGTAATCCAGCTTATTTAAATATTTTAATAAATGCCTAGAGTTTACAAGGGTTAACACTAAGTCCAA